CGGCTGTCCTTTTGGCATAAAAATGCCCCCTTTCGTTAGACTTTTTAATTGGTATATTTCTATTATACCATATTGTCTAACAAAAGGGGAGCATTTCACTTTTTAGACGTACTTTACAAAAGATACAATTTTTTTGAAAGTAGACTAATCCACAGAGATTTTACGCAGATTTGCCCTTGTTCTTTCCCAAAGGGTGTGCTATAATGAGTTTATTCAGGAAACTGAAAATAGACAAAGGAGAAAAAACAGTGTGGAGGAAAGAAACGTAACGAAGATTCCAGTTCGCCATGAATTACCACGATTATCCAAAGTTGGTGTTTATTGCAGAGTAAGTACAAATCAGCCAGAGCAGCTTCGCAGTATGTCTGCCCAAGCATCTCATCTCACAAGAACAGTTCTGCACAGCAGAGGATGGATACTGATTGATATTTATCTGGATTTTCATACTGGATTAAATGATAACAGACCAGAATTACAGAGATTATTGAAAGATTGCAGGTCCGGAAACGTTGATACCATTCTAACAAAAAGCGTCAGCAGATTTGGACGGAATACTGCTGAAACAATCCGCCTGATTCGAGAACTCAATGCCATTGGAGCCAGAATTATATTTGAGAACGAAGAAATCGACACTTCAAAATGTGAAAGCGAATTTCTTGTCACTTTAATTGAAGCCTACGCACAGGAAGAAAGTTATAACCGCAGTGAGAATATTCGATGGGGAATTGAAAAGCGAATGCAAAATGGAACATCGCTTCTTTACAACAGAAGATGCTTTGGATACAGAAAGAATGAGAACGGCACTTTAGAAATCTGTCCGGAAGAAGCAGAAGTTGTTCGTTTGATTTTTGATTTCTATCTTCGTGGCGGAAGTATTCTTTCTATCATAAAAGAACTGGAGAAACGGCAAATTCAAACGCCATCAGGAAAGAAAAAATGGTGCACACAGACAGTTGTAAAAATTCTAACCAATGAAAAGTATATCGGAAATGTGCTGCTAAAAAAGACCTATTCAGATGGATTCCCAAATCGAAAGCGGAGAAACAACTGTGGAGAAAAAGATCAGTATCTTGCAGAGCAGTTGCACCCTGAGATCATATCGAAAGAAATTTTTGATGCAGTTCAATCCGAACGGCAACGAAGAAGTAATGTAGTAATAGACGAAAATGGAGAAAAGAAACGGGCAGGAAAGCGATACTGCTCGAAAATAATGTCAGAAACAGACATAGAACCATTCGATGGCACGTTAGATCACTCATCATATAGTGAATGATAAGTACACAAAGAAAAAGTGCAGAAATACGCCGATTTAACAAAAAAACGATAGCCCCGACCTATCGTTTTATTTTAGCCTATCGTTTTTTTATTGTTTCAGAAATGCAAACAGCCTGCCAGGAAAACGCTCCACAGCAGGCTGTTTTTGCTTGATAAAACCGAAAAAGTCACGCATTTTCGGCATTTTTCCAAAAAGAAAGCACTGCACAATTGTATCATTTGTGCAGTGCGGTTATGCCTAAGGGCTCTCATTTTGATACAAAATAATCCCAAAAATCCCGCAATTCTGCGAGGTTTTTTGTTTTTCGGCTGAAAATCAAGGAGATTGCTATCGCCTAGAAAAGCGAAAATTGAGAGCCAAATCGCAAACGATAAGCAAAGGTATCGTTTGGTTTTTAGAGGCTGTTTTCAGACATTGTTTGTACATGGATTGAGCTATCGTTTGCGAGGCACTCGATTTTGGGTTATCGTTTGCTATTTGAAAATCGGTTTCAAAAATTAAGTTTAACTGTTTGGCTGATGCTTGAATTAGCATCCTATACTTTAATTTCTAAAGCAGTATTTCAAGCAACCTTGCCACTTGCAACCTCATCCACGAGTTCTAGTGATACATTCAAGTTTTCTGCAATTTCCTCATGCGAGTATTTCTGCTTGTCTAACATCCGTCTGATATCCGCAACCTTCTCTTTTTGCAATGCATCTGCTGCATATTCCTTCGCCCGTTCTTCTACAACTTTACACATTTCGCCCATACCTCCTTCGGTTTCCTTGAAATATCGAAAACGTTCTGATAATTCTTCAGCGTACATATCCTTCGCATTCACACACTGGAAGTCGTGCATCAGTCTGCCAATGCTGTCGTTCGGATTCTGATAAGCTCCGTTTACGTATATGATATGCGAATCGTCTTCCAAATACGCACCGGTTTCACGACAAATTCTATCATAATGATATAGTGGCAAGCCGTGCTTCATAATGTCATGTTCCGTCAGCATAATCACAAAAGTTTCCGCCAAATTGCGGAACGGTTCTTTCTTTTGGAGCAGTTTGGTATCCAACATACTGCTGTGGAATCTAGCACGCTTTGGTGTTGCTCCGGAATCCGCTCTTTGAATTTCTATGTTGTATCTTTTTCCATTGGTATCTTCCGCATAAATATCCAGTGAAATGGAGCGTCCAGACAAGCTGCGATATTCACATTGTGTTTCACTGTGCAGCACCTTCAAGTCTTGCCGCTCCAGCAAAATGTTCAAGATATACTCCACGCCTTCCGGATTATCGTTGAAATAGAGCCGTAAGAAGTCATCATCAATTAGCCGCAATTGCTCCGCCACTCGCCGGTTCTTTTCCTGTTCAGTTGCCATTGGAATCACGTCCTTTCTATCACTTTTAGTATACCATACTTCCACGTGAAATGCAAGGGCGAATTTGTGCAAATCACCGGATTATCTTTGCCTGATATAAAAATACGGAGCAACCGAAGCTGCTCCGCAATTTAGGGGAAGTGCTAGAATCTATTGATAAAATAGTGGCTATTTCATCTTAGTTCTTTTTAAGCCTATATCTGCTAAAATAAAACTGAGCCAGCTGAGGGAAAAACGATAATAAAAAAGTGAGCCACAAATAATAAAAATCCTGTATCATAAGAGAAAGAACTTGTATACAGGAGGGATAAGGAGTGGCAATAGCAATGGAGATCTATGAAAAGATCAGATATTATCGAGAGCATACAGACTTCAGCCAGCGTAATGTAGCAAAGATACTGGGGATCTCACGAAACACAGTAAAGAAATACTGGGAAGGACGAACAGTTCCATGGGAACGCAAACCTGGCAGCGGCAGAAAAAATGACATCATCACCGATGATGTCAAAGCATTTATCATGAAGTGCCTGGATTCTGACCAGAAAGCACCGCGGAAGCAGCAGCATACAGCACATAAGATATACACACGCCTGGTTGCCGAATGTGGTTTTGATGGCTGTGAAGCTTCTGTAAGACGGACGGTGGCAGAACTCAAAGGCAAGGTGAGCAATGTGTTTGTACCATTGTCCTATGACCCAGCCGAAGCCGTTCAGGTGGATTGGGGTGAAGCAACTGTAATACTTGGCGGGATCAGGCAGAAAATCCAAATATGGTGTATGCGTGAATGCCACAGCGGGGATATCTTTGTTTCCGCTTTTTACCGGCAGAATGAAGAAAGCTTTCTGGAAGGGATCGTAAAAGGACTTGAACATTTTGGCGGAACGCCGCAGAAGATCATTTTTGATAATGCTCGTGTTGCTGTAAAAGAAGGATTTGGATGTCATGCAAAAGCAACAGACAAATATCTTTCCCTGTCGGCACACTATTCCTTCAAACCAGTATTCTGCAATCCGGCACAGGGTCATGAAAAGGGGCTTGTAGAAGGTCTGGTAGGACTTGTCAGAAGAAATTTCTTCGTGCCTGTCCCTAACATATCGACCATAGATGAGCTGAATGAAAAGCTTCTGGAATATTGCGCTGTGTACAGAAATCATAAGATACCCGGAAAAGATCTGACGGTAGGTGAAATGGCTGAAAACTGTAAGGAGCATTGGATCCCTTTACCGCCGTACCGCTATGATACATCAAATACACTTCAGATCAAAGCGGATGATTTCTCACTTGTGAGATTTGATCACAACAAATACGCAGTGCCGTATCAGTACAGTTCCAAGATGATAACGGTCAAAGGAAGCGGCAATCAGGTCATAATGCTGTTCCGAGGTGAGATCATTGCAAAATATGATCGTGATTACCGTCATAACCAGACCCATTATCGTTTAGAGCATTACATCGGATTGATCGAAAAGCGTCCGAGAAGTGTTTACAATGCTGCACCGATCAAGAAAACTGTTCCGACCGAACTTTATCAGTTTTTGATGAAACTGAGCAGTCCCAAAGAAATTGTCAAGGTGCTGCGGCTGTACCTGGATATCGGAAATGCGGTATTGAAACACTTGCCTTATGCAGATTCCTACAACACGCTGTATGCAGGAGTGATCGGAAGTCCGGTAAGAAAAATACAGATAGAATCCTCCATCGGGATCGTACCGCCGGATCTCAAACGATATGATTCGCTTCTGAAAGGCGGTGATGCGGTATGAACAGCGTACAGAAAGAAATGATCAGGCTCTATGCAAAACAACTCAGACTGCCGACTTTCAATAACTATGAAAAAGTCATACGACAGCTTTCTGCTGACGATGGTTATGCACAATTTCTGATAGAGCTGATGAAACAGGAGCTTGCAGAACGTTCAGCAGCGGGTCAGAAACGCAGGATAAAAACTGCAAAATTCCCAACACTGAAAACGCTGGATGCGTTTGATATGGCAAGACTTGAAAACGTCAGTAAAAGCACCATACAGCAGCTCGCTTCCTGTGATTTCATAAAGCAGCGTCAAAACATTGTCATGATCGGAAATCCCGGGAGTGGAAAGACACATCTTTCGATTGCACTTGGCATGAACGCCTGTGAGGCGGGGTATCGGGTAAAATTCTATACGGCTGTCAATCTTGCTGCTGAGCTTGCAGAAGCAGTTCAGATGAACAGGCTTTCCAAACTTGAAAAGAGTCTCAGTAAGATAGATCTTCTGATCATCGATGAACTCAGTTACCTGACTTTTAACAGGTATCAGTCAGAGATGCTTTTTCAGATCATATCAGAACGTTCAGAAAGAGCCAGTGTTATCATAAGTACAAATCTTGAATTTTCACAATGGACACAGCTTTTTGAAAATGAAATGCTGCTTGCTGCACTCATAGACAGGGTCACCTTCCGATCCTTTGTTCTGAACATGAACTGCAGCTCGTCTTACCGCATCGACTCAACCTTGAATCACGATTAGTGGCTCAAAATTTTTTTATCACAACTGGCTCACTTTTTTATTAGCGAGGTGGCTCAGTTTTTTATTGACAAAGGCAATCAAAATACAACTTTGTTCCTTTAAGCACTTTAGGGTTTCCCTCAATTATAATGTGACACCATATTTTTCCGGTATACATATTGCCAGAACGCATTTCTACAGCTGGATCTGTATGACCATCCTCTCTACGTTCATCAATATAAAAAGTACATTTGATTTGTGCAACACTTCTAAAAATAAGGTATTTTATAACCTCAAAAGCACCCTCAATAATTGCTACATACATTGTCAAACCAAAATCAAATTGCTTGTCTTCATTTATAAAAGATAAACAAGAAAAAAGATTGTAATGCTTTATAGCAAGTACAGAAATTATAGGAATAAAGATGGATTTTACAAATATCCATATAATATTGCCTAAGGAAGGTTTCAATTAATCACCTTCCTTACAATTTCTGAAATTTCAATTGAAAGAGTATTATAAGCATTTTCAGAAACAACAACGATTCCATTTACTTGTAAAGTCAGTAAAAAACCGCTATCATCGAATCCTTTAAGTTTAATCTTTTTTATATCTATAGAATCGTATCTACTTAAAAATGCTAAACGTTCTTTTAATTGACTCCAAAATGCAGCATTCTCTCTCATTCTAACCAGAATATTGTTGATTTCTTGATTTAACAGTTCATCTTCAATCAAAAATTCAATTTCACTTAAAACAGCATTATGTTTGAATAAAAAATGTTCAATAATAGAAATCATCACAGAGGAAGTAAAAATGCTTTGTTGAAAGCCACTTTTATTAGCTTCTTGAACGAAAGCGTAGTAATTTTGATTTGTAGGATCATACGGAAAGCATTTCACATCACCAGTTTGAGTGTTCTTAAAAACTTTCCCATACAAATTTCGCATTTTTTCGCCTCCTCTGTTTGAAAATTGTGCCTAAGTTACATACTGCCAACCACACACGATTTTCTATTTTAATTATATTATAACACGCTTTTTTCTGTCAGTCAACAAAAACAGTGGCTATCAAATAATTTTTTGAAAATTTCATGTGATCATTTAAAAATCACAAATTTGGGATTGACAAAAAAGCTGTATTGTGCTACAATGGGAAAGTAATGGTATATGATAATTCCCATGAGGTGAATAATAATGTCAAAACAAGTACACTTAAGAATTGATGATTATGTATATGAAGCACTTACAAAGTATACTGCAATCACTGGTATCTCTGTGCAAGATAGCGTTTCTTTCGCTATTGTTCAAATGCTTGATAGACAAAAAAAAGAAACTAAAACCGAATCTGAATTTTCTTTTATCGACCTTTTTGCAGGCATAGGCGGTATGCGTATAGCTTTTGAAAAAAATGGTGGACGCTGTGTATACTCTAACGAGTGGAACAAATACTGCCAGCAGACATATTTTGCCAATTTTGGCGAACAACCTGATGGCGATATTACTAAAGTAAATGCCTCTGATATTCCTGATCATGATATTCTTGTTGCAGGATTTCCATGTCAGCCGTTTTCAATTGCTGGAGTATCCAAAAAGAACAGTTTAGGCAGAGCAACAGGTTTTGAAGATAAAACTCAAGGAACACTTTTTTTTGATGTTTGCAGAATAATTAAAGAAAAACGTCCTAAAGCCTTTATGCTTGAAAATGTAAAAAATCTGTGCAGTCATGATAGAGGACGAACTTTCAAGGTTATCCTTGAATCATTGGATGAACTTGAATATGATGTTTTTTGTAGCATTCTTGATGGACAAAACTATGTCCCACAACATAGAGAGCGTATAATTATAGTGGGATTTGATAGAAAACGATATGGAAATAATGTGAAATTCAAATTTAATCTTACACCCGTATCTCCAAAACCTGTAATTAAGGATATACTTGAGTCAGAAGTCGATACAAAATACACCTTATCTGATAAGCTGTGGACATACTTACAGAAATACGCTGCAAAGCATAAAGCTGCAGGAAATGGCTTTGGCTATGGTATAGCACCTATGAATGGAGTATCCAGAACGCTGAGTGCAAGATACTATAAGGACGGCTCGGAAGTGCTAATTCAACAAAATAAAAAGAATCCAAGAAAGCTAACGCCACGAGAATGTGCAAGGCTTCAAGGTTTCCCTGATACATTTAAAATCCCCGTTTCCGATACTCAAGCTTATAGACAATTTGGGAACTCTGTTGTTGTTCCGTTGATAACTGATGTTGCAAGCCTTATAGTAAAAAAACTTAAAGAACTTGATAGTGATAATAAAATGAACTGAGGTGTTTCTATGGAAAATACAGCAATTCAAGCAGTACAATCTGTCCTTTCGGCTCAAAAATCGTTCTGTAAATTCTTATCTGCTAATGATACTGGACTCACAGGTGGCCATCAGGCAGGCATATATATATCAAAGCCTGCCGTTCCGATTCTTTTTGATAAACCGGGTATCAAAGGCGAGAACAAGGAAAAGTGGGTGAATATTTTTTGGTTTGACGGCACAAAAACAAATTCGAGATTTATCTACTATGGGCAAGGAACACGAAACGAGTACCGTGTAACGAACTTTGGTAGGGGGTTTCCATACCTAAGACCTGAGTATACCGGAGCACTATTTGTTTTTACCAAACAAAATAAAGAAACATATACTGGTTTTATTCTCAATTCCGATGATGAGATAAATCAGTTTCTCGATGCTTTTGGTCTTAGCCCTACTGATACCAATAAAATGATAGATATATCATTTGTAACTCCAGAAAAAAGAGAAGAAGTGGAAATGGATAAGTTTATTAAAGATCTTTCCGTTGATTTTCCAACTTCTGAAGAGATGTCAAATGCTGCTCGCAACATTCAAAACATCGTATACAATCATCAAGAGTTTGTTATTAGTAATCCGGATAAAAAACTGATTGATTGGACTGAAACAGAGTATCGACTATTTAGAGCGTTAGAATATGCCCGTTACGGAGATATGATAACACATGGATTTTCTACTGTCGAAGATTTTATTTCAACGGCTAATGCTGTGTTGAATCGAAGAAAAAGCAGAGCAGGGAAAAGTCTTGAACACCATTTGGCAGCTCTTTTCAAGGGCAACAATATAAGATTTACAGCACAAGCAGTTACTGAAGGAAATAAGAAACCCGATTTTATATTTCCATCCCAAACTGATTATCACAATTCATCTTATCCAACAGAAAAAATCGTATCACTAGCAGCAAAAACTACTTGTAAAGATCGTTGGAGACAAGTTATAAATGAGGCAGATAGATTGCGTGGAAGGAATAAATACCTTTGCACATTACAACAAGGTATCTCAACGGCACAGATGGATGAAATGGAAGCAGAGAAAGTAATTTTAGTTGTTCCAAAACCGTATATCTCATCTTATCCAAGAGATAGACAGAGTAGAATATGGACTGTTGGTAAGTTTATTTCTTTTGTAAAAGAGATAGAACGCAATCCATAATTTTTTTACGTACTCTAAATCTAAAGACAACACCCCATAATCAACAAACGTATAAAGCAGATGCAATCTAACAATAAAAAACGCTCCTGAACACCACGTTCAGGAGCGTTTTTTACTGCCTATAAACGGCATTTCACCGCTGTTTTATCCGTTCAATTTCTCGTCAATACTGGCAACGTGCCGCAAGATCTGTTTGAGAGTGTCATCATCGTTAGTATCTTTTTCCGTGTCCTCATTCGGCTTGTCTGTGGCAGTTGTTGCATTTTTTGAAAATCCATTCAGTCCAGAAGCCTTGATGATCGCCGGATAATCCTGATACGCATAGTCCAGATCCACCTCGCCGACAATACCGGAAACGCTGCCTTTCCAGCTGTACTGCCACAGCCCATAATTCCCGGCATAGGACGATCTGCTCACATCCACATGAGACAGAAACACGTCATACCGGCTCTTTATATCGTCCCCGATACAGCTTTCCAGAGCCGACTTGAACGTATAAATTGCCGCATAATACCCGGCAGATTCCAACGCACTGCAAAACGCCTGACACAGGGCATCTGCATTTTGCAGGCTTGCCTGTTCTTCGATGTCAAAAGCAATAGGATACTCGAACTGTTTTCCTGCCAGAGCAGACAGGCACACAGCAGCCTCCTGCTCCGCTTCTGTGGTAGTTTTGGCGTAGCTATACCAGTATGCCCCGACAGGGATTCCAAGCCGTTTACATTCGCTGTAGTTCCGTTCAAACTGCACATCAATCTGACTGGATTCTTTCCCGAAACCTGCCCGTAAAATCGCAAAATCCACCTGCCCGGATGCTTTGACTTTTTCCCAGTTGATTACGCCCTGATGCTTGGAAACATCAATCCCTTTTGCCACAATTTCAGATGGTTGCGGCTGTGCTTTTGCAATGCCGAAATAGCGGTAGAAATCGCTTGTCACCGTGTTTGTGCCTTTGATTTCATCACCATACCATTTTGCCCCTGTTCGCACATCCAGATGCACCGAAGTATAAGCACCGGTGATATTGGCAATGCCGCTGAAACCCAAATCCTGAGCCTTACAGCACACCGTCTTTGCTGAAATTATGTTGCCAGACTTATCGTAGCACACCACGTCTGCCGCTGTGCCTTTGGTGTGCTGCCCGGTACTCGTACCGCCTACCGCTTTATCATGCTCAGGACAACGGTAACCGCTGTTGACGATGATCTTGCCGCAGTCCAATGCTGCATACAGCTGTTCCAGCTTGCTCACCAATTCATCCGAAATCAAAAAGTCGTGGCTTTTACCGCATTTACAACGGAATTCACGAGCGTTGAAGTGCTCAGTCAGTTGGGTGTTGTCCGTTGCTGAAAAACTCTTTACTGTCATATAAAACGACTCCCTTCTACAAAAAAATACTTTTGAAAAAATCGAAAATTCGCTTGACTTTTCCACGAAAACGTGGTATAATGTAATTAAAGAAAGGGGGAAAGCAAATGCGGACAGGCGAATTAAAAAAGAAACTTCGCAAAGCCGGATGCTACAAAATCCGAGAGGGCGGAAACCACGAAATCTGGTACAGCCCCAAAACAGAAACAGCATTTTCTGTTGGACGGCATGACGGACAGGAAATCGCAACCGGAACCGCAAACAAAATCCTGAAGGATGCGGGGCTGAAATAAGCCCCGACCCTACGGGGTTTTCAAAATGGCAAGAAAGCGAACCATTCGCTTTCCTTGTCAACTTTTCAAATCCGCATTTGTACCCCCATTCAAAAACAAAAAGGAGCTGGTAAAATGGCAAAATACGTTTACCCTGCAATCTTCACAAAAGAGAAAAACAACGCTTATTCGGTTGACTTTCCGGATGTAGAAAACTGTTATACGTGCGGAGATTCTTTGGTGGATGCAATGGAAATGGCATCTGATGTCTTGGCAATGATGCTGTGTTTCAGAGAAAAGGAAAAGAAACCAATTCCGGTCGCTACTCCGATCAAAGAAATTCAAACAAATGCAGACAGCTTTGCAACCTTGATTCTTTGTGATACGACCGATTATCCTCTCGTGGAGTGTGAGCCGAATGCAGAATAACATCAAGAGAATACGGGAACAGAACGGCATTACTCGAAAAGAGTTAGCCGCTCTTTCCGGCGTACACTATAAGAAAATTACAGACTACGAAAACAACTACATCAAATTTGAAAATATCACAATCGGGAATCTGAATCGTATTGCAGTCGCCCTCGGCGTTACACTGGATGAACTGTGTAGAGAAGATTCCGAAAATCAGTAAAACGACTACTATAGAAAAATGCGGTATGCCAAAAACGACATACCGCATTTTTCATTCTTTTTCTTCTTTCTCGGATTCTAAAGCTTTTCGGAGCAAGCGTTTGATTTCCGTCTGCAAGGCTTTTCCCTCTAAGGCATCCAGAATATCCTTATCGCTTTTTCGATTCAGCTTCAAACCAATGAAACGTGTATTTTGCTTATCATACTTTTCTTGGGGTGTCAAAAAACCACTCCTAAAATTTTTTCTTGCCAATTCGGGCAAAACGTGATATAATTGTTGTAGCACGAAAAAGCGGTGGCAAGTCCGCTCTTTCTGTGTTTCCGTTGCCGACTGTTTTTCAGTCGGCTTTTTCTTTTAGCCCTGAAGCATCTGTTTCAGCTGTTCAATAATGGCTTGCTTTTCAGTCTCGGTTTTCGCATCCTCTAACTGCTTGATTAAAAGCATAATAAAGGATTTGAACTGCAAATCCGTCATTCCCATTTCCTCCATATGTGCCTCCTTTCCATATCCGCTTGCCCGGTATTCGTGGGTGGTTTCCCAATCCACTGTAATCATTATACCATAGGTTTAACCTATAGTCAAGGATTTTTTCTGGAAAGTGTGATATTTGTCGGAGTACACAAATTCGGTGCTGCTTTTTGTACGATAGCAATACCGTTTTCAATTGTCAAACAGCAGTACTACTCCTTGATTTCAGGTAATCCAGCCACGCTGGTCAGTACAGATAAAATGCCCGCCAGAAGTGCGGTACTGCCAACTACAAGCCAATTAACATCCTGCATAGTTGCTGCCACACCAACGGTCGCTATTGCTGTCTGAGCAATGGTTTTGATTGCCCGAATAACAGCAGCTTTCGTCCACTGTTTCCAATCTCTTTTCATACGGTTTCTCCTTTCTCGGTTGGCAGTGCCATGAATTCCTCGTGCAGATGTGTCATCACACCGTTGCCACCGAGTTCATGATACTGCCGGTACATATTTTCATAGTTTTCTTTCGCATAGATGGGTGCAAAACCTGCATCAATGTACTTGTTATAGCAGTGCAACATCCGGTCACGGAGCAGAGCTTGCACACCGTATTCCAGTGCCTTTTGTCGGGCATCCTGTTTTTGCATACGGTTTAAAATCGACCTTGTACCAATGCCCAGAATACCCGTTGCAGACAACACAGAAATCGCAATGGTGATAATCTCTCGAATCACACAGCTTCCTCCGTTTCTTTCACATCTTTCGTTTCTTTCTCTTCTTTCACGTCATAATCGCCGGAAAGCAGCACCAACATTTCCGGCGTTAGGTCACCAGATGCAAAAATCTGATACTGTCCATTTTCAAGCTGCACTGCCTGAATTTTTGCGTTGCCCCAGCCCGTTCTTTGGATGGCTTTTCCGGCTTTCAGCTGTTCCATTGCTTCAATAATATTCATCTTATCATCTCCTTTACAAGATTGTAATTGACTGAATCAGCGGATGGCTGTTATTGCTCCGTCCGACCCACACCAAATAATAAGTGCCAGCCGTTACGCCCTCGCAGGGTGTTAATGTGGTGATGTAATCTGCACTATACAACCACTGCAACGACAAGTCCATATAACTGCCTTCCGTCTGTGCTTTGGAAAGGATGTCCGCAGCTGTGCCGGTGTCGGACTGTACCAAACGTAAAATGCCGACTTCGGTACTTCCAGAAAGAAAGCGGATTGCAATTTGCGTGGATGCCGTCACACTGATCGGCAGCGTGCAACAGGTGTATACCTGCAAATCCCATCCAAAAACGGTTGTTCCATAGTTCAGAGCGTAGTTGTTCTTCGCACTGCAAAAATCTGCATGCAGTGCGGTAAAGTCCGCCACGCTATAAATCGTATCATTGTAAAGCAAAGATACCTTGTCCCGATGGGTTGCATCATATAACACGGTTGTGGTCGGGGATTCGCCGCCTGAAATCTCCAGAACCTTTGGTACAAGGGTATTAAATTTTTCTGCGGTGGTTGCCGTCACGCCCTTTGTGGTCAGATTCGCTGCAAGCTGCTGCCGCAGTTGGTTTAGTTTTGTCAGCTGCTCTGTAATTGTTGCTGCCATGTTACACCTCCACCATCATTGCAAGGGCTGTAGATATGTCTCCAACGCTATCCTCTAAGGCTGTAATGCGTTTTGCAAGATTGTTATCTGCGGATTCCCGCTCGGCGGTGACCTTGGAATAGGTGCTGTTTAAGTAAGCCTCAATGCCGTCCAAAAATTCTTTATTTGTATGCGTGTGGGCGGATTCAATCGCTTGGGCAACCTCTGTTTTCTTTACATAATCTGAGAGGTCGACAGGTGTTCCGCTGCCGTTTTGAATCTTTGCTGTCGTTGTGCCGTTTTTGTCTGTAGCGGTAATGGTTGCCCCTGTGCTGGTTTCCGTTACGGTTACCGTTGGAGAGAATCCATCTGCCCCATCTTTTCCATCCGTTCCATTCACGCCATCTTTTCCGGGCGTTCCGGTGTCACCTTTTTCACCCTTTTCTCCTGTTTCGCCAGCTTCGCCCTTTTCACCACGTTCGCCCTTTTCACCACGTTCGCCTTTTTCTCCGGGTTCGCCTTTCGCTCCGGTATCACCTTTTTGTCCCTTTAAGGATGTCAGCCAGTCTGCTTCTGTTCCGGTAAATCCGTTCTGCAAGGCGATTTCATAGGCGGACTTTCCGGCTGCTCCACGGCTGCCCGTGTCGCCCTTGTCACCCTTTTCACCATTGTGCAGTTCGGCGGTGGTTGTACCGGTTGCATCTGTCACGGAGATGGTTGCACCCGTTTCCGTTTCTGTCACGGTTACCGCTGGGGAGATGCCATCTTTCCCGTCTTTGCCGTTTTGTAGTCCGGCAGCTTTTTTCTCCAGTTCTTGTAATAGCTGAGCATACAAGTCCGGCGTTGGTGGGATAGGTGTCACACTGTCAGAAACAAATCCAGAAGGCTTGATATGGAGGGAAACCGGAATGGTAGTTGCACGAAGAGCTTTCGTGTCGGAAGGAGCATATCCGAACACACTCAGTTTCATCGTACCGGCTTTGCATTCAGAGGGGAGCAGGCAGGATTTTCCATCCGTGCCTAAAATCAGATTGTAGGTTTCGCAACATTGTGTAATCTGTACAACTTTATGCAGCCCTTCCCACGCTCCGTCAAATACAAAATGCAGCGGTACAAAGGCAATCTGATCCGCTGCAATGGCATCCCGTTCCAGCAGTTCTATTCGCTGTTTCTGCACGAAAAATTTCATCATGCGGTTTCCTCCTTCCAATCCATGTCTTCAGAATCCCATACGAAAGACCCATCAATACAATTGATTCGTTGTAAATAGCCATTGTGGTAGTTGGTTTTTGCATCCGATGCCATCCAGTTGGTGGGCTTTGTGATGGCGTTCCACTGTTCTTTTGTGCCTTCATAGGTGATGGTGGTCAGACTTTCACAGTATGTCAGCATATTTTCCCCAAAGGTTCTGCAATTCGCAGAAATTGTAAGGCTGGACAATGCTGTACATCTTGTAAATGCAAAAGCACCAATGGAATCACACGCAACACGAGCAGTCTTCAGCTTTGCACAGCCGCTAAAAGCATACTTTCCCCACGTTTTCACGCTGGCAGGCACAGTGACTTCTGCAATGGCGGTGTGATAAAAGGCATATGACTGGATCGCAGTAACTGCCTGCGGAATGGTAACAGAAGTCAGACCGGCGGTATAGCCGATTGCAGCATCTTCCTGTGCAAAAGCAGAATCACCAATGCTGGTCAGTGTAGCTGGAAGAGATACCGTTTTCGCATTGGCACAATGATAGAACAGGCGGTCTCCCAGACCAGTAATGCCATTACTGAGCACAATTTCCTTGATCTGGCCATTTTGATAGAACACAGAATCATGAGAGGTATAATCGTAGGTTGCACCCGTGCCACGCAGCAGCAGTTTGCCGTTGTCGTAGAGAACATAGTAGATGTTTTCACCACACTGTCCGGTTGCTACAATTTCGCCTGCGGTCAAGTCATCTACTTTGGTTTGCAGTTCGGAAATCTGGCTGTTCATTGCATCCAATCGCTTTTGCAGTTCTTCCAGTGTGGCATTTGTCTTTGCCATTTCGGCAAGCATCTCTGTCACCTTGCACTTACCAAGAATGCACTTGCAGTATCCGCATTTGCTTTCGTCCTCCCGATAATCGATCACATCCTCTGCGGTCAGTTCTGTTGCACCGGCTCGCAGCCGAACAGCTGCCAGAGTCAGATAGGTCGTCACATTGTTGTTGGTGAACGAGGGAATGACAGGTTCGGTGGCAGCAATTCCAGGCTGAATGCGAATGCCGCAGGTTCGTGTGGAAAGGTCGCAGAACAAGGCAATGACCACATAGCGATCCAGCGATTCATCTACATAGGAAGCACAGTCAACCGTATGCAGCGTGTCACTGATGAGATAATGCCCGTTGATCCATGCTTTGCCTGTGCCGAATGTGACGGCTAAATTTTTAACTGTCGGGGCAAAGCACTGCCGGTAAGTATCCAGAATCCCATTGCAAATTAAACTGGACAAATATGCCGTGAAATCTTCTGCGGTATATACCCGGTCAAGATTTTTTGCATTAAAAAAGCCGTAGGAAAATGACATATGCTCACTCCATTTCTTTGAAGGTCGGGGTCAGACTTCTGCCGTTCTGGTCGAAGCTCTCCACCATGCCGATCAGCTGAATTCTCGGCTGGATCAAGTCAAAGCGTTTCTGTTCCACGGTCACATAGTCGCCCACAAAATAGTCCTTGTTGTACTGATACTGGGTCGAAAAAGCAGCGATAGCGGATTCCAATGCCGTTTTCGGCTGTACCAGATGTTCTGCACCGCTGCTTTTCAAAATTTCTAAATATTCCGCATCGGTCACATCTTCTTCCTGTGCCGTGTTTCGCTCATCCACATACACCTCATAGCGGTCAAGATAGGTCGGCTCTGCACCGGAACAGAAGGTGGTTCGCTTTCTGGCATTTCCTTCGCCGCAGCCCAGCACATAGGCGAAGTTTTTCTGCACCGCATCATCCGCCGCATAGGAGAACGACAGCAGATTGTTGTACGCATCGGAGAACACGATGTGAGGATTGTCATCCTGCAAAAGGCTGCGGTCTGTTCCGGAAAACAGGTCGCATTTTAGGGCATTTCCATCCAACCGCACATTTGCCGAACCACCGATGGTTTCACAAAGGCTGTACAGCCATTCTAAGATGTTATCATAGCTGACCTGCATTCGTGCGGTTTTCTGCCAGCAGTCACCGGAAACCGTTCCCATGGAAAAACCGGGCAGATTGCGGATTCCGGCAGAAATCACATTGCGGGACAGCACCTTGCGGACGATGTCCTCATAGCTGCCGTTTGCGGTGATGGTGGGATAGATGATTCTTCGTTCCAGCAGACAGGCAAGAAACCGTCCGGTGACCGTCAGGTAATCGCCCTTTTCAGCATCGGTTTCCAATTGCAAAGATTCAATGATGCCAAAATGCTGTGCATCATCGCTCCTCGCCACAATTCTGCCACGCTGAAAAATGGATACATTCTGCGGACTGGCAGCGATATACACCTCAAAACAGCCGCACTGGTAAAATTCAATGTCCCACAGGAGAGAAGAATAACTGTCGCAGATGGCTTCCAGTGACACAGAAATCTGGTCTTTCATAGCCATCAAGCTGTAAATTTCCAACTGCATTTCTCACACCCCCAGATAGGAATTGCGATGCATCAAAGTTACACGCAGCTTTTTCACACCACGAACTGCCTCGACCCGAAAGATATTTGTGCCTTCCTTCAAGGTCAGCCAAGTCGAACCGGAAACCAGCCGATTCAGGATATTGCTGTCCACACCGTTTCGTGTCAGCGTGACAGTCTTGTTTCCGGTTTTCGTGGTAACCGTAATGACATCACCGGTCAGAATATCGCCTTTGATTTGCAGATACTCGCCGTTTTCGTTGTAGATTGTCGGTGTCACTGCTACTATTTCTTGCGGAATGTCGCTTGGCAATGCCTCGATTCGCAGCGTGAATCCAGTTTCATCCCCGTCATTGGTAATGGATAAGGCATCACTGTTGGAATACACACCCAAAGGAAACGGAGCATCGCTCTCTGGAAAGGGAAAGTGAAATGCTCCGGTGATGCCGCTGTAATAGGCATAGAAAATATCCCGGCTGTACCAGTAAATGTCCGGACAGAGAATGGAGATCTGCCCGCTGATCTGCTGCTCGAAATTTGACACTTCACAAGTTTCTACATACCCCTCAGCATAGACATCGATGTTCGCCGTCTTGTACCAAATCTTGATGTATCGGGACGGCTTGACCACATGATACAGCTGATGCCGCCGTTTCTCGATCCCAATGCCACGCATGGCAAAGGAAATGACTACGTTTCGTTTTTCAATGAAAGCGTTGTTCAGGTAGCTGCCGTTCATGCCTGCATAGCTTGAAGTGCTGACTGTTCCAGCAGGCGGATTTAGACCTTCGATTTTGGAGGTCATGTATTGGTTGGCGGTGGTGGTCATATCTAATCGTTCACCGTTTTCATTTTCTAAAACCAGAGAAAAATACATCACACACCCCCATTACACATTCAACGCATTCCGTGTCAACCGATAAATCTCCAACCGTGACAGTGCCTTCGGCGATTGATTCGTCTGATTCACCGTTTTTCGGTTGTCCGTGTTGTAATAGTTGTTCACCGTCCCACCAGAACTGCCGGGCAGCATTGCTCCAGAAATCCCATGCAAGCTGTAATTCAAATCAGAATCCATGGTCAGCTGCATGGCTTTCGCCACACCGCCGACTGCTTTTTCCACATACTTCTTGCTCTTGTCAATGCCCTCTGCCAGCCCTTTCATAAAGTCCGGCATCCAGCTTTCGTAGTCTGTCAGCGGTCCTTTGTCCGGTACAGAGAAGTGCAGGAAATCCCGAATGGTATCGGCAACATTGGTGACGCAGTCCGCCAACCAACCGATGGCACTCTGAATGCCGTCAATGATTCCCTGAATGATATCCCGTCCCCAGTTCCAAGCATCGGAAGCCAGTCCCTTGATATATCCCACAGCGGCATCAAATCCATTCTGAATGGTAGATTTGATGCCGCTGATTTTGTCGGAAACCGCAGAACAAATGTTGTCCCAGATGCTGGACACCGTAGAAGAAATGCTCTGCATCACGTTGGAAATGGTGCTCTTGATGCTGTTCCAGATGTTAGATACCACCGATTGGATGGCGTTTAGAACATTGGAAACCGCAGAAGAAATCCGATTCCAGATAGACGATACCACAGAAAAAATAGCATTCATCACACTGGAAATCGTGCCGGAGATGCTGTTCCAGATGGAAGAAACCACATTCCAGATCGCTGACAAAACAGACGAAATGAAACCAGATACCGCATTCCAAACCGTAGTCACCACATCTTGAATCGCTGTCAAAACCGTGGAAATTGTAGTAGAGATGGCATTCCAGATGGTTTCAAATGTCGTTCGGATACCCTCTAAAATCGGTGTTAAAAACGACACAATTGCATTCCAAATGGCACTGATCTTCTCCGAGATCCAGTCCATCACTCTACCCACAATGATTTGAATGGCTTCAAAAATCGTCTGAAACAGATAACCAAATGCCGTGATCAGCGGTTCTAAGGTGGTGTAAATGGCATTCCAAACGGTCGTAATGACGTTATGAATCGCCTGAAATACCGTAGAAACCACAGTGTAAATGGCATTGAAAATCGTGCTGAAAAAGTTGTAGATTCCAGTCCAGATGGCAGTGAAGAAATCCCGAATCGCCGTAAATACAGTCGTTGCCACCGTCTGAATGGCAGTGACAATGGTGGTGAAGGTATTGGAAATGGATGTCCAAGTGTTGACGAAAAAGTCCCGGATTCCGGTAACGATTCCCGTGAAAAAGGAAGCAATGCTGTTCCATGTGTCCACGAAAAATGTTTTGATGGAAGTCCAGACTTCGTTCCAACTTGTGCCGAACCAGCCAAGCACCACATCTGCAATGCCTTTCAGGGTATTCATGATATTGCGGAACGAGTTGACAACGAAATTCCAGATAGACGTAAAAATCCCCTTGATGCCGTCCCAGCATTGCTCCCAGTCACCAGTGAACAGACCGATCAGTACATCAAGTGAATTTAAGAGAATATCTGCAAATCCAGAGAAAATATTGGAGATATTCTGAAAGACACCTTCAAAAATAGGAGCCAGCAGATTGCACAGTCCATCCCATGCCGCTTTCAGCACATCGGTGAAACTCTCAAAGTCGAATCCCAGAGCATTTAGCCGGTCAGTGATGCCCTGTGTCAATCCAGTAAAGGTGCTTTTGATTTGCTCCCAGATGGCGATGATGTTGCTTTTGAATTCGTCATTGGTTTTCCAGAGATGCACAAAGGCAGCCACCAAAGCGGCAACGGCTGCAATAATTGCAAGCAGCGGACCTAATGACACGCCCAACGCTCCGGTAATGGCACCAATGCCACTTTGCACAGCCGAGAAAAGGGCGGGCAGTTTGGACACTGCGGAAAAGACCGTCCCCACACTGGAAATGGTCTTTCCCAGCACCACCAGCATCGGACCCAGAGAAGCAGCCACCAGTGCAATTTTCGCAATGGTTTCTTTGGTCTGCGGATTCAGTTGATTCAGCTTGTCCACCAGTTCCTGAATACGGGAAACAATGGAGCGAATGGTAGGCATCAGAATGTCAGAAAAGGAGATCGCCAACTCTTCCAGCTGGGACTTCAAGATGGTTACTTGTCCGGCAAGGTTATCCTGCATGACCGCCGCCATTTTTTCAGTTGTGCCATTGTAGCCGTCTACCGTATCCGAACAGGTGTCAATGGCATTGGACAGTTTTTCAAAGTCCGCCGGTGAACCGTTGATGATCGCCAGCATACCGGACATCGCCTCTTTGCCAAACAGTGAGGCAGCCGCCTGTGCCTGTTCTGCCTCAGAAAGTCCGCCCAATTTCTGTCGGAGTTGTTCCATGAGTTCCCGCAGAGAATACATCTTGCCGGAACTATCCGTCAGAGAAATGCCGTACTGTTCCATGGCAGCTGCTACCGTGCCTGTTGGCTTTGCCAGATTGGTGATAGCGGAACGCAGTGCTGTACCAGCCTGTGAGGATTTGATACCGGCGTTCGCCATCAAGCCGATGGCAATGGCAGAGTCTTCAGCAGAATAGCCCAAAGAACCCAGTACCGGAGCAGCATACTTGAAAGTTTCGCCCATCATGCTGACGTTGGTATTGGCGTTGGAACTTGCGGCTGCCAGAATATCAGCAAAGTGTCCGCTGTCCGAGGCAGACAAACCGAAAGCAGTCAAAGCATCCGTGACAATGTCTGAGGTAGATGCCAAGTCCTCGCCGGAAGCAGCAGCAAGATTCATGATACCTTCGATACCGCTGAGCATATCGTTGGTTTTCCAGCCTGCCATTGCCATGTAGTTCATAGCATCCGCAGCCTCACTTGCGGAAAACTTTGTTTTGCTGCCCATTTCACGGGCTTTTTCTCGGAGAGCATCCATCTCTGAACCGGTCGCACCGGACACCGCCGCTACCTTGGACATAGCAGCATCAAAGTCTGCACCAGTTTTCACAGCAATGGTGCCCAGAGCCGTGACACCGGCAGTGACTGGCAGCAGCTTTTGTCCCACACCGGAAATTTTGTCCCCGGCGGACTGCAGCGTTTCACCCAGAACGCCCATCTTTTCCAAGGCGGTGTGAGAATTGTTTGCTTCTGTGGTCAGGCGTTTCAGTTCGTTTTCGGTTTCGATGATTTCACGCTGCAAAGCATCATACTGCTGCTGGGAAATTTCACCATTTGCAAGAGCCGTATTTGCCTGTTCTGCGGCAGTTTTCAGCACTTCTAGCTTTTCCTTGGTGGCAGACACCGCATCTGCCAGCAGTTTGTGCTTCTGGGATAAAAGTTCTGTGTTGGTGGGATCAAGCTTCAGCAGCTTCTGGACATCTTTCAGCTGCGTCTGTGTCCCCTTGATGTCCCGATTGACACCTTCCAGGGCTTTTGACAGCTTGGTGGTATCACCGCCGATTTCTACGATGATGCCTTTGATTCTATTAGCCATACAATTCTCACCTCCTATCAAAACTTATCAAAGTCACTCTGATCTGCCAGCACATCATAATGACAATTGTCATTCTCCTGTTCGGTGAACATATCATTCACCAGACCAATGGTCAAAAAATCCAAATCGCCCATTGACAAACCAAGCTGAACGCACCGCAACAAAAATAGTGGTGTGGTCATCGGTCGGTCAATCGGGCGATGTTTTTTTTAGACTTGACCTGCGTTTCTACGTTCAAACCCCAGAGATCGATCAGCTGCGGCAAAATCTCATAAATGCTGAATGTGTTAAACTGTTCCAGAAAGTCGTCCGGATTATCAGGAACATTCTCCGGAGCAGCGTGTTTTGCCATGATATAGGCGATGTTCTCAAATACCTCAAGACTTTCAATATCCAGTGCAGAGGATTCCTCCGTATTTTCCCCCACAGACTTTTGCAGTGCCGCAAAGTCCTGATAAATATCTCTGCGGAATTTCAGACGATACAATCTGGGAACTGCTGCACTTGCCTTGAACGGCACATTTTTGCCATCAATCAAAATACTTTTCTGAATTGCCATACTGCACTCTCCTTACGCTTTCACAGATGCTGCGGATGCCTTACCACTCTGTACAGCGGCAGCCAGATCTGGCATATATACCGCCTTGTACCAATTCTCATAAACCTCGGCATCCGTTTTCTCACAGGTTTTAGTTTTTACCAAACCACTGTTCAATGCCGTTGCGGTCAAAGACAGCGTTTCTGTTTTAACTTCCTTTTCGTCCTCAATGGTGCTGGATTCTGTTGCCGGACGAGAGGCAGAACAACAGAACAGACAGTGACGAATCTTGTTCTTGTCGCCGCTGAATTCAAACAGCAGTGCAAACTGGGATACTTCCGCAGTATTGGTTTCCGTGAGAACGCCCTTTTCATCCAGTTTCTCTCCGAGAATGTCTGTCGCAAACTCAAGCGGAACCAATGCGATTTCCAGATCGCCGGTGTAACCAGAGTTATTGTTGATCACATAGTACACACCATCGTCAGCGTAAAAATTGGATGCTTCACCTTCTGCATCGATAGACAGCGACACTGCACCGGGAATGCGAACCGGCTTTGCAAATGTCGGCACACCTTCTTCATCATAAGAGGTGATTTTTGCATAGTGAACTTTGTTCAGACCGAATTTTACCTTGTTTTTCTCCATTGCCATATAGATCAAACCTCCATCTCATAGAGTACTTCATACAATTCTTCCGAATCAATGAATAGTTCTGTTTTTTTGTAATAAATTTCATGCTGGGCAAGCACTGACTCCACCTGTTCTTCCAATTCCGGCTGCTTTTTGTCTGTGTACAATTCAATGTCCAGCTGTTTGCAACTGAAATATGCCAAATTGTCTGCCGAAAACGTATTCTCTCCGGAAGATAAGAACAGCAAAAAAGGCGGTGCGGGACTTTCGCCTTCTGCATAATGATGATAGGCAAAGGGCAGCCCCATTTCTTCCAGCATTTCAGTGATTTCTTCGTAAGTCATGACAACGCCTCCTCAATTAAATGCTCCAGCAACTGTACACCGTTTTCTTCCGCAGGAGCAATGTGCGGTTTTCCTGATACCCGACCGCCGCCACGTTTGGCATGACCCTTTTCCAACAAATGTGCCAGCTGATAACGATTTTTACTGTGTACAGTCATCTCCAAAGAGTGACTGTTTTCGCCAGTCTTTTTCGTTGCCCAGCTTTTCGCATACTTTCCGGTGTCCGCAGGAGCATTGGCAGAGATCTCATTTTTCACTTGCGTTGCAGACTTCCGGACTGCTTTTTTCATGGCAGTATCCGCAAGGTCTGCATATTCCTGCAAGCCCTGCATGATTTCCTCTGCAAGATCGTCAATACTGGCCATTTTGTCCTGCCTTTCTGGCTTCTGCCATAAGTTTCAGATAATCCTTGTGCAGATAATCCGGTGTAATACCGATGATGTCATAAATGTTCCCCTGAAACAGGATGCGATTGCCTGTTACAGACGGCATCCAGTGCTGACTTTGCCGAATGAGGAATTCCAGTGTTTGTGTTTCTTTGGTCACACCAGCGTCCGTATGCTCCGAAGAAGCTTTCAAAGTCACTTTTGCCCAGCAGGAAAAAGCTTCGTCCCACACAGCAGTGTGATTGCCGATTTCATCGGTAACAACACGATTTTCCAGAAAGGTAATTCGCTGATTGAGTGTTCCAATTTCCATTACATCACACCCTCTCGCTGTGCAAACAGCATGGCACGAAGCGTTAACGTCAGCTTGGAAAAGTCTGCGGTATTGCGGTTTTCATAGAGATAAGAAACCGTGTAGAGCATTGCTGTTCGTACCACATCTTCGTTTTCTGAAAAGCGTTCCTCGTCCATTCTTCCCACATCCATTACCAGCTGTTTTGCAGTTGAAATAAGGGAGAGAAGCAATGTATCATCATCTTCAAAATCAATCCGCAGATATTGCTTGACTTCCTGTAAAGTTACCACCCACTCCAACCCCTTTCTCTGATTACGCTTTCATGCCAAGTGTCTTTACGGCTTCGGTCAGAATCAGTCTGCCATCGACACGCTGAGATGCGAGGAATCCAACCTGACCATTCATTGCAAATACTTCATTCAGTCGCTTAAAGGAACGTCCCTGACGATCGCCGATCCAATAATAGCTGAAATCGCCGAAAGCAAGGCACTTTGCACCAGCCTTGATTTCCGGCACATAGCTGGAAGTGTAGTACGGACGATTGAGAATGGTATCCGGTACGCCAGCCTGTACAGACGGATTCCAGATGTAATTGCCAGTGCTGTCTTTCAGCTTACGAAGTGCCTTTACTGTGGAATCGTTGAGTACCCATACAGCTTTCTTCCGATACGGGCTTCTCAGAGAATAGAACAGTTCCAGAACATCATCAAAAGTGATATTTGCAGTGCTGGTTGTTGCCCCGCTTTCTGCACCACCCGTTGCAGCGAAGATACCGGTCGGCTTGCCCTTGCCATCACCAATGAAGAATGCCTCTTCTTCCTTTGCACCGATTCTTCTTGCAAATTCCTTTGCAATATAGGACGGCAGGTCAAAAGCAGCATCATTCAGCAGTTCCTCAGAGATCTTAATTGCTGTGCCAACCTTGTACGCACCGAGGGAAGCCTGTCCAAAGGTATCATCCGACAGCTTATATGCGTCCTCCTCATCCATCCAAGCAGCTTCGCCCTTAGAAGTAACGATGGGAATCTTTCGATCACCAGAGGAAGTTTTGATGACGGTTGCCAACTGCCGGAAAATGTTTTCTTCGGTCAGGGCTTCTACCAGTTTTCGTTCAAATTCAGACGGCACAAGATAGCCGCCCTCAGTATCTGTACCAACCTGCAGGTCGTTTCGGACATCGTAAAAATTGCGGTTGCGAATGCTGTTCCAGAAAGCAGTACGATATGCATCAGATGCAATCCCTGTCTTGGTATCGCCGTGAATGGCTGCGTTCGGCTTGTCCTGAATCGGCGTAGAAGTGGGCTTGTTCATCTCCGCTTCAATCTGAGCCTGTCGTTCCAGCCGCTGGATTTCCTTGCCGTATGCCACGATCTGCTGCTCCATGGCATCGTATGTCTTG